GTTAAGGGTAAGGCAAGACAGAACATAGTCGGAGCGGTTCCAGAAGGAATATGGACAGAAGCATGCGGAAAGCTCAATGAACTTAGTATCGTCTTCAATCAGATCGAAGTAGACGGATACAAGGTTGGTGGCTTTATCGCTATATGTAATGCTACTCTCAAGGATTCAGACGAGAACCTTGCTGACGAAATCATGTATGCACTGGCTCAGGCTATCGGGCTCGCTCTTGATAAGGCAATCCTGTATGGTACCGGAACCAAGATGCCTGTAGGTATAGTTACAAGGCTTGCTGAAGTTGCGGAGCCTGCTTACTACGGTGATAACGAGAAGACCTGGACAGACCTACACGCTTCTCACCTGCTACTTATCGATGCAGCTGCAGCTACTGACGTAGCGTTCTATAAGGATCTTGTTACAAAGCTCGGTGTTGTTGACAGTGCATATAGCAATGGACAGCTTTTCTGGGCGATGTCATCCAAGACATACAGAAACCTGCAGGCAAGAATGCTCACTGTCAATGCAGCAGGCGCAATTGTGTCAGGCCAGGCTAAGACCATGCCTGTGATAGGTGGAGATGTCGTTGAGCTCGATTTTATACCTGAAGATGTAATAATTGGAGGATACGGTTCACTTTATCTGCTCGCAGAGAGAGAAGATGTAACCATTGGACAGTCCGAACATGTACAGTTTATCGAGGACAACACTGTATTTAAGGGCATAGCAAGGTACGATGGCAGGCCAGTATTCGGTGAAGCTTTCATGGCAATCAATATATCTCAGGAGGCTCTTGAGGTTGCGCCTACCGCTAATGCTGTAACATTTGCAGCTGACGCAGCTAACGCATAGGAGTAACTCATGAAAGCGAAGGTAATAAAGGAGTACCGGGATAAATACAATAAACACCTTCGTAGAAAGAACACTGTAATTGAAGTGGCACTAGAGAGGTTGGATGAAATCAACTCCAACCCTCAAGGGCCATTTTTATTTGCATTGCAAAGGGAAATCCCGGCAGAACCAGACTATGAAAGAATGACAAAAGCTGAATTGATTTCCCTTGCTGAAAAACGAGGGATTGAAGTTAATGCTAAATCAGGTAAGTCTGTAATAATTGCAACTCTGAAAGGAGGCCCAACATGACAAAAGCTGAAATAGTAACAATGGTTAAGGCGCGCTTGGGTATCTCCACATCAGGTAGAGACTCAATAATAACGCTCGCAGTAGATGCTACAGAGAAGTGGCTTGATGATGAGAAGGGGGTACAGGTTGATCTGACGAACCCACATATATGTGAATTTATGGTTGATTACTCGACATGGAAGTATGAGTCTAAGGGCGAAACTGCTGGGATGCCTAGATACCTTGATTTCGCACTCAAGAATCTCATTATTCATAATGCGAAACCTGAGGAAGAGGTGGTCTGATGTATAGCAGAATGACCTTCAATGATCAGGTAGGGTTGATATCGGTGACGATTACCCAGGATGAATACGCCAATGAAATTGAATCAGAAACAACTCTAACAGTATGGGCAGATATCGGAAGTGTGGGAAGAAGCGAGTTTTATAATGCGCTCCAGAATGGCTTGAAGCCATCAATGGTGGCAACAATAAAGGCATTTGAATATTCAGGGCAGAAGCATGTGAGCTATGGCGGGAAGCGGTATAAGGTCGAAAGAACCTACCAGACTAACAACGAGAACCTTGAACTCACCTGCAGCGAGGTGGTGGCATGACCAAGATAAAGGGTTCATGCAAAGTCGGCGATTTCTCAAAGGCTTTTAAAGAGACTCTCCAAAACTACACAAAAGAGGTTGAAGAAGGACTCGCAAAGGTTACTGTACAATTGGCAAAGAATGCGGCTAAAGATATTAATCAAGCAGCTTATGATACCTTTAATAGCTCTGGGTCAACAGGATACTATCGTGGTTGGACCGCCAAGAATGAAAGCGTGCGTCATCATGCCAGGTGGGTTATACACAACAAAGAAGCACCTGGACTTGCGCACCTACTCGAGCATGGCCATGCGCAAGTGGATGGTGGTAGAACACCAGGAAGAATCCACATAAAGCCTATAGAAGAAAAGCTTATCAAAGATTATGAGGAAAACGTACAAGCAATAATCGAGAATGGAGGGTACTAGCATGACTACGATAACAGCTATAATAACTGCAATCAAGGCAGCTGGATACCAGGTAGCTCACGATAGCTTCTCCAGTCCCCAAGCTTTACCATTCGTATGTTGGACTGATGAGGGAAGCAATTCTTTATATGCTGACAACATATGCTACCTAACTAAATCTGTCTACAATGTGGAGCTGTACACCAAGTACAAGTCAAAGGCCGATGAGAAGAAGATTCAGGACGCACTCAACGCACAGGGAGTGACATACAGCAGAAACCCTACAACCAAAATTGATTCAGCGGACTGTTTTCAAACGGTCTTTATATTCGAACTAATAGATTAGGAGGTAAATACAATGCCGGATAATAAAGTATTATTCGGTCTGACAAATACACACATAGCATACCAGAAGGCACTTCTGGGCAAGCCAATAGCAGTAACCGGATCATGTACGCTACCTGGAAGCCTTACGTTTATCGTCACCTCGGCTGAGGTTACAGGTACACCGGTATCGGTAACGGTAGCACTTGACAGTACAACAGAGACAACTGCTGAGCTTGTAGCGGCAGAGATAGCGGCAGCTGTCACAGCCAATACAGCAATAGCAGCCAAGTTTACCTGCACTGCAGAAGGCGCAGTTGTTACTGTTATGGGCAAGGATGAGTATGATGCTGATGCAACATTCACCATAGACATAACCGAGGCGACTACAGGAGTAACACACGGGACACCTGTTGACGCTGAAGCTATAGCCTTTGCAACTCCACAGCCAGTTAATGGATCCGTAGGACTTAACACTGATCCAGAGGGTGAGGACTACACCTTCTACGCTGACAATGGACCATATTACAGCTTAACCAGTAACAACGGGTACACCGGAGAACTTGAAATAGCACTCATGCCGGATTCGGAACTCGTAAGCCTGCTTGGATACGAAGTTGACGACAATGGCATGGTCATTGAAATAGCTGGAGGAGTCCAGAAGCCATTTGCACTGCTTACTCAGTTTGAGGGCGACAAGAAGAACCGTAAGATCATCTACTTCAATTGCAAGGCTTCAAGACCTACAGTTGAGAAGGCAACCACAGAAGAAGGAATAGAAGTCACCACGGAGACATACCCGCTCGTAATACAGCCGATAGAACTCAGCGGGAAGAATGTGGTCAAGGGCCATATCGAATTGCTTAACACTCCATCGGTTGGCAATACAGCAGCATATAACAACTTCTTCACGGTGGTTCAGCTTCCTACATTTGCGTAGAGGTAAATCATGAGAGAGATTAAGATAGGCGAAACTATATATGGAGTCAGGGCGACAACCCTGGCTCTACTTTTTTATAAGCAGGAGTTTAAAACCAGCTTGCTGACAGACTACGTCAAGGCCACACAAGAGGCCCAGAAGAACGGTGGAATGTTCGACGAGGTAACGCTATTGCAAATCATGTGGGCGATGCACAAAGCGGATAGGCTGCCGGAGAGGGTATCAGGTTTTGAGTCGTGGGCAGAAACTATCGGGGGTATAAACTTCGGAGATCCTGAATTATACAAATGTGTACTCGAGGAAGCCACAGATGGTTTTTTCCAAAAGCCCCTAGCAAAGGGGCCAGCACTAGTAAAGCGAACGCCGAAGAAGAAATGATCTACAACCTGCTCGCATCAATAAAGCGTGTGGGGATGTCGTTAGACGAAGCAAACATGCTGACTGTAAGGGAACTGCTTGAATTCTTCGGAGTTTACCTCAGGGAAAGCAAACCACAGCGCAAGAGAGCGACACAACAAGACATCGACAAGATGTTTAGTTAGGAGGTGAGAGCGTGGCAAATAAGAAAATTAAGGGTATAACCATTGAGATCGACGGTGCAACCACCGGTTTGGAGAAAGCGCTTGAAGGCGTAAACAAGAAATCCTACGCCATACAGCAGGAGCTTAAGGAAGTCGAGACACTGCTTAAGTTTAATCCGAAGGACACAACTGTTTTGGCACAAAAGCAGGAGTTACTCTCTCAGGCAGTGGAGAACACCGGGGATAAGCTGAAAAAGCTTAAGGATGTGCAGTCCCAGGTCAATGAACAGTTTGAGAAGGGTGAAATCTCCGAGGAACAGTACAGGGCTGTACAGCGTGAAATCATAAAGACAGAATCACAGCTAAAGAACCTCGAGTCTCAGTTAAGCGATGTAAATAATAAGTGGAAAGATGGGGCAAAGGCCATCGGGGATTTTGGAGCCAAGACCGAAGATCTCGGGAACAAACTCTCTCCGGTAAGCAAGGCTGCAGCTGGTGCATTCGCTGGAGTTGTTGGAATCGGAGTTAAGGCAGCAGGAGCTGCAGACGATTTGAACACGCTAAGCAAGACAACTGGCATAGGTGTTGAGGAACTCCAAAAATTCCAGTTTGCATCGGACTCAATCGATGTCAGTATGGATACCCTGACCGGGTCAATGAGCAAGTTGACCAAGAATATGGCATCAGTAAAAGATGTAACCGCAGGAAATACCATGACATTGCAGGAGCAAGAGAAGCAAGCGATCAAAGTTGAAAAGGCTCAACTTGCGTATGATAACGCAGTCAAGAAGCATGGCAAAACAAGCCTTCAGGCAAGGGATGCTAGCATCAAACTAAATGAAGCACAAGCATCAACACCGAAGGCGCTTTCAGGAGCAGCAGGAGCATTTGATAAACTCGGGGTTAAGATAACTGACAGTAAGGGAGCACTACTCGACAATGAAGAGGTGTTCTACAACACAATAGAAGCACTGGGTAAGGTATCTAACGAAACTGAACGAGATGCTCTGGCAATGGAGATATTTGGTAAGTCCGCTCAAGACTTAAACCCTCTCATACTCGGTGGGGCCGATGCACTCAAAGTGATGGGACAGGCCGCAGAAGATAAGGGCTTGATACTCTCTCAAGAAGAAATAGACAGGGCAAACGAGCTGCAGGATACACTTGATTTGATGAAGGCAGAATCCTTGCAGGGACTCATGCAGATAGGCTCACAGCTGGCACCGGTATTGATACCAATGTTCCAGGCTATAGGCGATGCAATTAGTGGAGTGATTACCTGGTTCCAGAGTTTAGATCAGGGAACCATGGCGACAATACTTGTAATACTTGGAGTTGTTGCTGCAATTGCGCCGGTGCTTATTGTCATAGGTAAGATAGCCACAGGTATATCGGCATTGATGACTGTAGTTGGCGCATTGGGGCCGGTGTTCGCAGTGCTTACAGGTCCGATAGGGTTAGTCATAGCAGCAATAGCGGCTGTGATTGCTATAGTCGTGTTAGTTATCAAGAATTTTGACAGCATAAAGGCTGTGGCAGCAAATCTCGGTGCGGCATTAAGTACGACTTTCACTAATATCAAAACCAACGTAGTTAATGCCTTTACCGGAGTCTTAACGGGGATAAAATCAATCTGGACTAATGTAACAAGCTTCCTGTCCGGTCTACCCGGCAAGATGCTTAACTTTGGAAAAGATATCATCCAAGGGCTTATAAACGGAATCAAAGCTAAGATATCAGCGGTCATGGATGCAGTCAAGAATGTTGCAAGCACGATAACCGGCAAGGTTAAAAGCATACTCGGTATAGGTTCACCGTCCAAGGTCATGATGGAAATGGGCGAATGGACCGGCGAAGGTTTTGCAATGGGTATCGACAGCATGGCGAAAGACGCAGCTAATGCGGCATCGGGTATGGCTCAAGGAGTCGCAGGAGCAGCTAAACCACAGGGCACAGCATCTACTATAACTGCAGGTGGAACACTGAACATCAACATTACTGGCGAAGGAGCCGGAGCGCTCAAATCAGATCCAAGATTCGTACAGCAGGTCAAGACAGCGATAATCAACCAGCTGCAGACGGAGAACAAGTCCATCCCTAACAGGGCAGGACTCATAGGAATATAAAGGAGGGTTAACATGTACTCATGGGGAACGACAAAACTAAAAGTAGTACCAGAATCATATAACCCTCCTCACGCTGTGAGGAAGAGGACCGTAATAGACCTGATACCAGGAGCTGACATAAGTACACCTGCCAGCATCATTCAGGATGGAGGCAGGGATAGAAAACAAGCCACTTTAAGCGGCTTCACGACCTCACTGGCTGAGTACAATTTGTTATACGACGATTACCTTTCTTCGACGGTCAGAACCTTCATAGGACCAGCAGACGAGACGCTGAATGCTATGATATGGGAACTGTCACCGGCTCAAAGGATATTTGCAGATAAGTATGAGTACAACATTACACTGATGGAGGTGTAGTCAATGAGAACAATATCAGAGGCTACACAAGCCATCCTGAAGGGACAGAATCTTATATCGCAGGACAAATACAATTATGAGTTGAAACTTGAGGGATATGATGCAGGATATAGTGACATACAAAACACAATAACAGTGGATTTAAAGCAAAATATATCTTTTTTAGATTATGAAATCAGAGCAGATGGAAAGGTCCTTGCAGCATATGTCAATGCAAGTGGAGAGGTCAGGCTCTCAACAATAGACTCAGAGGATGTCATGCTCAGTGTAAATAATGCTGTGCCAGATGGTGATCTGTTTACAACAGTAATTGGAGGACCAAATCCAATCAGTTTGTTAAGGCTCAACAATGGCAGGATCTTGTTATTTGTTGCAACAATAGGCAATGCAACAGATGTGCCATACAGTGTTAAGGCATATGAGTCAGCCAATGGTCTTGGCACTGATTTTGCTCTTAAAAGCACAATATTCAGTTTCCAAAGGCCTCACAATAACATGTGGGGTGATCATCTGAGGGCATCTGTATCAAAAACAATGGTCATGGATGATGGCTCAATATTTATTGCAATAGCATATCCATTCAGTGACTCAGGATATTATGCATCAGGTATTAGGATTTATAAGTCAACAGACAATGGAGGCACTTGGACTCAATTATTTCAATATACAAGTGGAGGTATATATTGGCTATCAGGTTGGATGGGAGTTAAGTCTATTTGTTATCATGGAGACTCCATATGGGTAATTCACTATTTACAGTATGGGACAGTGTATCAATATATTTGCCTTAGTACAAACAAAGGAGCAACATGGACTGCCATAAATACGGTTAATGGATGGGCAGGTCAGCAAGGTAATACATTTCAATTTGACACAACAAGAGACAATGCAGGTAATTTATTTTTAGTGTCTCCTCTTGGCAACATATACACAGCAAAGCCATCAGACACAGTTGATTTTAATTTTTTAAATACTCCTGCCAATTGGACATTAAAGGTGCAAACAGTATCATTTTATGAATTTGCACATGCTTTTTTGTCAGTATCTCCAAGAGGCAACATCCATTTTATCAGCACTCAATTAAATAAGGTCTGTGATGTGGGTATGATTAGAGAGCTATACTCAGCACCATTTCCTGCCTCAAGCATCAGCATCAGTAAGGGAAGAGGTGGAGCAAATACAGCGAGCATTGGGGCGGATAACCTTAATGGCGCACTCAATCCGAAAAATCCAGACAGTGAACTATATGGGATACTCGGTACCAATAAACAAGTTATCATAAAACAAGGATACGGATCTGATTTAATAGAAGCATTTACAGGTATGATTGACGGTTTCGACATGTCAACTTGGCCTCAGACAACTAACATATTATTGAGAGATAACCTAAAGAAGGCTCTAGACCAGACAGTTACTTACGGGACACAGCATACAATAGCCTTCGAACTCCAACCGATTGAAAACATAGTCGGGTATCTTTGTTACCTGGCAGGAATAGAGGTAGGAGACATTGAAGAAACCGGCATTCAAGTAGCAAAGACATTTTCATGGGAGTCATACGCAGACTGCTTCCAATTCCTTGGCGACCTGGCATCTTTCGAATGGGGCTGTGATGAATATGGAAAGTTTTATTTCCGCAGGGATTATCAACCAGATAACATGTATGTAGCTTATACCTTCGAGGAAGGTGTGGACATCGAATCCCTCAGATACACAATCAAAGATGATGACCTATACTACAAGGTAGCAGTATTCGGCAAGGCTCCAGATGGAACTGTAATCAGCTACGAGGCACCATTCTTGGATGCCTCAACATACAACCTCATGCCGCAGAAGATACTAAAGATAGATGCTACCGAGGCTACAACCACCGCAGAGCTAAGGAAAATAGCAGAGAGGGCAATAGCCTTGATGCAATCCAGAACAGCGGTGGTTAATTTTTCGAGCATTGGAGTACCTTGGCTACAAGTCGGTGACTTTATTGGAGTTTACGAGAGATCCACAGGAGCGGCGAGCATATACAGAATATCATCACTCAAGCTTGATATGGATTCAGACAGCTTCACAATGAACATAGATGCTTATTACTACGGCGACAGCATCGTACCAGGAGAATTACCGACGGATGAGGCAACTCAGACAGTAGCACCAAGCACTAACATAATCCCTGAAATGACCTCTAATACCGCTCCATCAGGAGTAGCAAGGGCATCGTCGGTCTACACATCAGCATACGAACCATGGCAGGCATTTAATAGCACTGACGCAGACCTGTACTGGAATGCAATCACTAACACCGGTTGGATTGAGTATCAATTCCCGGAGAAGATGATTGTGGATAAATACAGCCTGAAAGCAAGGCAGGCTACCGAATACAATGATGCCATGCCTAAGGCATGGACATTTGAGGCCTTTGATGGTGAAACATGGATTGTATTGGATACCAGGACCAATCAAGCAGCATGGGGTATCAGTGAGACAAGACAATATTTGTTTACAAATACTCAGGCTTACAGCAAATACAGGCTCAATGTCAGTGCAAATAATGGATATACCAGGCTGCAATTGGAGCAGTTGGCCATGTATTATGGAGGAGGTGCCTGATGGGCATAAATGACATAAGCAGAGCTATACAACGTAAAAATGACGAAAAGTGGCGAGTAATGGCCAATGATCAAAGTCCTGTAATAGTGGAGGCACCATCCGGGGTTGTTTATGTCTCTGATCCATCAGTGTATACTCAGGCCATTGCACAGGGCAAAAATATCACAATATCAACAGCAGGCAATATACAGACAATCAATGCTGTCATGGGTCTGCTTGAGGGATCCAATATATCAATATCTACTCCTGATGATGATGGCAAGGTCACTATCACAGGAACAATCAACGGCAAAGAAATCAGTATTGCAGACTTTACAGGCAAGGATGGATTTGTCCTAACATATAATGCCACATTACAAGTATTTGAGCTTGCAGAGGTTGCAAGCTCTTATGATTTGCCACAGGCCACAGAGACAGTCCTTGGAGGCATCAAGGCCAAGGCTAAGACAACAGAGGCCTCAGAGGTGGCAATTGATACTACAACAGGCAAGTTGTATGCTCCATCAGGTGGCTCAGTGAGTGCTGATAATGTTAGCATTGTAGACACAGGAGGTAATTTTACAGCAGAAGATGTGGAGGGTGCATTGTCTGAGCTTTTTTCCGCTGTCAGTGATGGGAAAACATTGATTGCAGCAGCCATCACTGACAAGGGAGTCTCAACATCTGCAACAGATACATTTGGCACAATGGCAACAAATATTGGCAACATCTCAGGAGGATCTGCTCCATCAGAGATCAGGTATAAATCACATGTACTGCCTGTTTACACAGCAGGAGCAACATCTGTCAGCTTGACAATTCCATCAGATACTGTTGAGGGAGATTTGCTAATTGTATGTCTATTTGCAAGGAGTGCAGTTACTGCTCCATCAGGATGGACACAGGCTATAAAACAAACAGTATATACTGCCAATGTGCAATGGCTTGAAGTTTATTATAAAATAGCATCGTCATCTGATGCAGGATCTACGTTGACATTTACACAGGCAACATCTGCAAGAATGGCTGTGTCGTTGATTGTGGCAATATGTCCATCATCAGGCATGGCTATTGATGATTTTGCAGGAGCGAACAGCACAGGACAAGCAGCAATACCATCAGTTACATCAGAAGGCAGTGGCAGGTTGTGCTTAATTGCCCATAGTTCATATTACTCAGTGACATCAGGGAGTTCAAATTATTATGTAATTGGTAATAAATGGCAGATTATTAATGATCCCTATTTTGAATTGAGCAGACTTGCAATTAGTATATGCCATATGGGGAGCGGTGCAAGGCCAAGTGCCACATTGAAAGCAAACACAACATACAACACTGACACAGCATCAATTGCTGTGATATTTGCTCCAACTTAGTTTATTGCACAGAGCCTCAAGGCTCTTTTGAATTACACGAAATGACAATATCGGAGGTGGGTAATGAGCAATGATTGCAGCAAGGTTGAGGAGATCACAACACTAAATGAGAGGATGAACGCAATGAATGGGAGGATTGAGAGACTTGAGCGCAATGATGATGTATTAAGTAAATTAGTCACATCAGTTGAGGTCCTTGCAGAAAGGATGATCAACGTAAATGAGAACATGGAAAAGGTGGATAAGAAGGTTGATAGTTTGACCTCAGATGTCAAAAAGATTGAGCTTGAGCCTGCTGACAATCATAAATGGCTCAAGAGACAAGCATGGGGATATGTTGTAATTGCATTACTTGGAGCGGTTGTTGGCAAGGTGTTGAGCCTGATCTGATAATAAGGAGATGACATACATGGAAATATTAATGCAGACACTTGGAGAGCTTGGCAAAATGGTCATCATAGCGATGATTGTTGAGTCAGTGTGGGAGACTCTTAAAATGGTTTGGCAAGAGGGCAAGCTATCAATCGACAAGATTGGAGCCTTGGTTGTCGGTCTGATTATAGCTGTCACTGTGGGCTTTGACATTCTTGCAGCACTCGGATTTGCCGAGAGAATCCCATTTGTTGGAATAATATTGACAGGCATACTCATAAGCAGAGGTGGCAATTTTGCACATGACTTGGCCAAGAGGCTACAAGGCAAGACGGAGGCAGAGTAATGGGGTTAAACATAAGGTTAGATCCGGGTCATACTACTCTGTACAACAGAGGAGTTAATCCGGCATATTATGAGGGAGATCGGATGTATCTCCTCTCACTGTACGAGATGGAGGAGCTGCAAAAGTACAAGGATGTAAATGTGAGCATGTCCAGGACTCTCACTGGCAATCCAAATCTTTATACCAGGTGCAAGGCTGCAGCCAAATATGACCTCCTACTTTCCAATCACAGCAATGCAAATGCAAAGCCGGAAAAGAATGCAGTACACATATATGAAGAACTGAGCAGGGCCAAGGATCCCCTATCTTATAAGTTAGGCAAGACTATTGCCGATACCATGGGGACCTCATATGCCCTCCTGACAAGGGCAGACAGCGATGGTGACAACTACTATGGCATATTGAGGTATGGGGCGCAATTTGACATTAAGATACCTCTGATCATAGAGCATGGATACCATACCAATCCCACTCAATGCAATTGGCTGCTCTCAGATAGCAATCTCAAGAGGATGGCTGTCAATGTTGTCAGATGCATTGCAGAGCATTACAATCTACAGCTCAAGACAGACACATCTATTGTCTACTATCGCAAGGGCCAGTATGACAATGATGGAGTAAGCAAGCTGCAGACGGATCTCAAGAGGCTTGGCTATACGATAGACATTGATGGAGACTTTGGCACAGAGACAGAGGCACAGGTTAAGGAATTTCAGCGAGCTTATGGCCTCAAGGATGACGGTCTTGCAGGTCCTAAGACTCTGACCAAGATTGCAGAGCTTATTGCCATACTGGACAATCAGCCTGTACTCACCAAGGCACCAGAGGGCCAGATCTACATTGTGCAGGCAGGAGCCTATACAGTAAAAGAATATGCTGATGTCCAGAGGACAAAGCTTGGTAATGCAGACATTGATGCCATAGTAAAATTGATTGCAAGATAATACAGATGATTAAGGGAGCAGCTCGCGTTGCTCCCCTTTCTTTATTTGAGGATATTTACTGTTCCAACTTAATAAGAATAGGACTGATAAGTTCAATAAGGTTATTCTGCTCAGCAATATACCTAACTAATTGTTCATAGCTGTACATTTCAGGTGTATTCCACATATCAAGCACACTCAAGTCCCCATTGTCTTTGACTGCAAGTTCACATTCACTCATTATCAATTCGAAATCCTCAGCACATATGTGTGGCTTAAGGCAAAGCGCTGCCT